TCTGCTACCAATACGCAGCCGCTCGTGGCTGGGACCTGGACACCGCTATGAGAAGGGTGTTCGAATCAAACATGAGCAAACTGGTCGATGGGAAGCCCCAACGTCGAGCAGATGGTAAAGTGATGAAGGGGCCCAACTACCAACCACCCATTCTTGACGACCTCGTATGACCAGCTACGCTGACCTGGGAGACCTCCCTAACACCATCGCCCGGACCGGCCGCGTTCAATCGTGGATCGACAATCCGGAGTCTCGCCTTCCCGTCAGTTGCACCGTGTTTGTCGTTGAAGACAGCATGGAGGGACCCGAAGGCATTGAAGCCTCTTGGCGCTTTGTCTCACACGCTCTCCGTAACGGTGCTGGAGTTGCTGTTCACCTTTCCAAGCTTCGTCCGCAGGGCGCTGATAATGGGCGTGGTCTTACTGCGTCTGGCCCTGTTTCTTTTGCTCGCATCTATTCTGCTCTTAATGAAACGCTCAGACGTGGTGGAGTCTACAAGAACGGAGCTGTTGTTTGTCATCTTGACTATACTCATCCCGATGCTATTGATTTCATCCGTGCCAGTCGTTCAGATCTTGCGTGGGTGAAGCGATGCCTCAATGTTGACAAGAACTTTCTTGATGTTGCTTCTCCAGAACTGGTAGCAGCTACCCTTGATGGAATCAAGAAGGGCGACCTCTGGCTTAACAAGATCCGCTACGACAGCAACGGAAAACGAATCTATGGAAATGTCTGCCTTGAGGTTTATCTTCCTAGTCGTGGCACTTGTCTTCTTCAGCACGTCAATCTCGGTGCTTGTGCGGTCGATGACCTAGTGCCAGCATTCGTGGAGGGGATGAGTTCCTTGATCAGTCTTCACGGTCAGACAGGTGTTGGAGAAACAGGAGAATATCTACCACCAGAAGTGGACCGCCAGGTAGGCTTAGGAATCTTGGGTTTGGCAAACTTCTTGGCATACTACAACGTATCCTACAAAGAGTTTGGAAAGGCCCTGGATGCTTACTTCACACGTCGTCTCACCGGCTCTAAAGCCGAAGTCCTTGTCAACGAGCTTGCAACTGCGATTGACACAGCAGCACAGCTGGCCCGTCAAGCTAAGATGGATCGGGCGTTTGCTATTGCCCCTACCGCTTCTTGTAGTTACAGCAACATTGATCTTCGGGGCTACACTACCGCTCCAGAGTTGGCTCCTCCTATTAGCCGTCACATTGATCGTGACTCGGGAACGTTTGGGGTTCAGTCGTATGATTATCCGCCCGATTGCGAGATTGCTTCGGAAGTAGGTTGGGATGACTACAAGCGGGTGGCAGATGGAATCGTCCGTCTGTTTACCAATACTCGTTTGTTCCATGGCTACTCCTTCAACAGCTGGAGTGATGTGGTCACCTATGACGAACAGTTCCTTGATAATTGGCTGACCTCGCCACAGACTTCCCTCTATTACGCTCTTCAGGTAATGCCTGACACCCAAGCCAAGGATGATGCCCTGGCTGCCCTGGATGATGACTTTAAGGAACTGTTCTCCTTTGAAGAAGAGGTGGATCCTGATTGTGGTTGTCCGAAAGTTAAACAGATTGATGAGCCCTGTATTCCCTGTGGAGAATGACTACTCTATCGCCGTATGATCAAGTAATTGCCCGGAAAAGACGTTGGACGCCGGTTGCTGTCCAAGCTGGTAAACTGGTTGAAGGGGCAGAAGAAGCGATCCGTCGTGCTCTCTGCCTCCGTCACCTGGAGCTGCCAGTGCGTGAGTTCCTTCAGCAAGGATTGGAAAAGGATCTTCCTAAGACCCCTGGTGTAAGGGAGGCCCTGCTTTCTAATCAGCTTGATGAAGAGCGTCACGATCAGGCCCTGAACTATGTTGTTGCTGCTCACGGAACCAATCCAAAGGCCGAAGCAGAATCACAGCACATCCTCAAGGCCTGGCTAGAAGCTCCAGAACACCCCATCCTAAAGGCCGCCATCCTTGAACGCAGTGTCTTCTTTGTCATCCTTCCCTTCTTCCGATTCAACGGAGACATCGGAATCCGTACCACAGCAGCAGACATCAGCAGAGACGAGCAAACTCACGTTGCCGTCCACTCAATGGTCTGCTCCGAGCTGGGCCTCAAGTCCACATCAAGCCTCAATCGATTACGCCGAGCGACTGTTGGATGGGTAGTGGATGCTTTGTCTTCTTCGGAAAACAAGTATCTGGATAAGGACTTCTGGTTGAAGCAGTCTGATTCCCTTTACGAACGAGGCAAGGCTCCTGGCCTTTCCGATACCAAGCGTGCTCGGATGCCAGCATTCTTTGAAGCCTCCAACACCGATCTTCCTCAGTATGGCTAGTCCGTTTTTGGATGAAGAGACCCTGCCTCTGACCCGTGTGGTTGGAGGTCAGGTTGATCTAATCAAGTTGATTGAGGAACTGGATCAGATGTATCCAGATGTCTATCCAGAACATACTCTTCCAGAAAAAACATTGGCCTTCCAAGCGGGGGCCATTTCCATCATCCGCTATCTCAAAGGAAAGACACAATCATGTGCCTAGGTGCCCCCTCCGTTCCCGCAATGCCGCCTCCGCCGAAGCCTCCTGCTCCACCGGAACCGGTTATCACCAGCAAGATTCCTACCCAGGTAGAGCCTGCTAAATCCATGAGGGCCTCTGCTCGTCAAGCAGCCCAAGGTCCTTCAGCTCTGCGTATTCCCCTCAGTACTGGTGGATCTACCCAGACTGGACTCAACATCGGTAAGTAACAATGGAAAGTCAAACTGCCGCTTCTAGGTATGCAAGACTATCTAGCGACAGGACGATCTTCCTTGATACTGCTAGAGACTGTGCTACCCTAAGCATTCCCCATTTGCTGACGCCCACGGGCTCAATGAATGGTCAAAAGCTACCAACTCCGTGGCAATCGATTGGAGCCAAGGGGGTCAATGTAATGGCCTCCAAGCTGATGCTCAGTCTCTTTCCAGTCAACACCACCTTCTTCAAGCTCCAGATCAACGATGGTAAGATAACCAACGATCCACAAATCGATGCCAAGGTCAGGTCAGAAATCGATCTGAGTCTGGCAAAGATGGAACGGGTGGTGATGCAATCCATTGCTGAATCCCAAGATCGGGTGATCCTTCATCAAGCCATGAAGCACCTGATTGTGACGGGCAATGCCCTGGTCTTTATGGGTTCCAAGGGTGTCAAGCTTTATCCTCTGGACCGCTTCGTTGTGGTTCGTGATGGAGAAGGCGAGCCGATTGAGATCATTACGGTTGAGTCCGTTGATCGTCAATTCCTTCCAAAGGAACTCCAAACTACCAACAATCGCAACATCAATGCTGTTGATGATACCAGTGGGACTGCTCCGATTGCGGACATTTCTGTTGGTGAAGGCGAGGCCGTTGTTTACACATGGGCCAAGCTGATCAACAACCAATGGATCTGGAAGCAAGAGGTTGATGGACAGATCGTTCCCAACAGCCTGAGCAAGGCTCCAAAGAATGTGACTCCTTGGCTTCCCCTTCGCTTCAACGTTGTTGATGGTGAGGACTACGGTCGTGGTCGCATCGAAGAGTTTCTTGGTGATCTCAAGTCCCTGGAAGCGTTGATGCAAGCCATGGTGGAGGGCAGTGCTGCTGCTGCAAAGGTGGTGTTCCTGGTCAGCCCTGCTGCCACAGTGAAGCCGTCTAACCTTGCTAAGGCAGGCAATGGTGCCATCATTCAAGGTCGTCCAGAGGATGTGTCGGTGGTCCAGGTCGGCAAGGCCCAGGACTTCAGCACCTCCTTCAACATGATCCAGAGTCTTACGCAGAGACTCTCAGAGGCCTTCCTGATTCTCACGGTCAGGCAGTCCGAACGTACAACCGCAGAGGAGATCAGGGCCACCCAGCAGGAGCTTAACGAGCAGCTTGGTGGTATCTATGGTAATCTGACGGTTGAACTGCTTCGTCCCTACCTCAATCGAAAGCTTGCGGTTCTTCAACGTTCTGGAGAAGTTCCTAAGCTTCCAAAGGGAATTGTGTTCCCAACGGTGATTGCTGGTCTGGAAGGAGTTGGTCGTGGTCAGGATCGGGAATCTCTCATGATGTTCCTCCAGACCATTTCTCAATCTCTTGGGCCTGAGGCCATGATGAAGTTCATCAATCCTGATGAGGCAGTCAAGCGTCTTGCTGCTGCTCAAGGCATTGACATTCTGAATCTGGTCAAGACCCAAGAACAACAGAATGCTGAGATGCAACAGATGCAACGTCAGCAGGCACTCCAGTCCTTGACGGATCAGGCCGGACAGTTTGCCGGTAGCCCGTTGATGGATCCCACAAAGAACCCTCAAGCATTAGATGGCATCACCCAGACGCTCCAAAACATTACAGGCGGTGGAGGAGGAATACTCCCAACAGGACAACAGCCTCCAGCTCAACCAGGAACAGGAGGAGTCCCTGGAGCTTAATCCAGAGGACTATGAGGTTCCTATTGAGCTGAGTACCCGTAACAAATACGCAGGCAAGCCCAAGGTTCGAGCAAACAAGTCTCGTCCTTTGGTGGGTAGCCATGGTCCTAAAGTTCACACCCCAACCTTTGGCGTCGTTCGCGGCGTCTACAACTGATGCAAGAAACCACTTTCGATTCAACTGACGATCTTGATGCAAAGGAGGCCCAACGGGCTGAAGAAGCTCGTCTCCTTGATGTTGGCGAAAAGCTAATCGAGCAAGAACAGGAACGTGAGCAGCGCAAGTATGACCAGGCCCGAGAGGATGCTGAGTCAGAGCTGCGCTATGCTGGTAAGTTCAAGTCTGCTGAGGATCTTGAGAAGGCCTACAAAGAGCTGGAAAAGAAACTCGGACAGAAGGAACCTGAGCCCGCTGAGGATGCTGAGGTAGAGGAAGAAGAAGCCTCTGAGCAGGAAGAGGAAGCCACAACCGAAGAGGAGCCGGAGATCTCGGAAGAGGCCCAGTTCCTCAAGGAGGCATCCGAGGAGTACTACTCCAACAACAACCAGCTCAAGCCTGAGACCCTTAAGCGGCTCAAGGAACTGCCCTCCGAAAAACTTGTGGAGGCGTATCTCAATAGCATTAAGGATGCTCCAGCAGCTCCTCCTCAGGTGCTTACGGATGCTGATGCCCAGTCCATCATCAATTCTGTTGGTGGCAACGAGGCATACAACCAAACCCTTGCTTGGGCAGCAGACAATCTTTCTCCTACCGAAGTTGCTGCGTATGACAACGTAGTCAACAGCGGAAACAAGGATGCGATCTTCTTTGCTGTTCAGGCACTTAACCAACGATACAAGGACTCCGTGGGCTTTGAAGGACAACAGGTCTCTGGAAAGAACGTCCGTAATTCCATCAAGGGATTCCGTTCTCAGGCCGAACTAGCTCAGGCCATTAGTGATCCGAGGTATCGCAACGATCCAGCATACCGTATGGATGTTGAAGATCGTCTGGCTGCTTCTGGAGATCTGCTCTGATCTAGTGCCCGCGTCCGTGGCTTTGTAACGGCGAATGTACACCGGATGGATTCCCGGTGGATGGTGAACCGTCCCGCTGCCTTTCGGCGCGGACAACCGAATAAAACACCCCCTAAGCCTATCCATTGGAAGCTCAAACCTGGGGGTCGCTAGGTCGATAGCCCAATGTAGAGGCAGCCAGGACAACTGGAACTCAGTGCTGGTGCAAATCCAGCTCGACCTTTTGAGGATGGGATAACCTCGTTAAAAACCCAGTTCGAACTGGAGTATTGGCCCTCTGCGGAGGATACCCAATACAACGGACGTATTACCCAAAAACTGAATACCTCAAATCCGGATAAAACTCAAGTACTTGAAAACGTGATAAACCTACTTTCTTAAAAGACAATGACTGCAACTCTTACTCAACTCGGTCAGTCTAACAAGGCCGGCGACACTAAAGCTCTGTTTCTGAAGCTCTTCACCGGTGAGGTGTATGAAGCATTCAGAAATGCTACCATTGCCAAGGGTCTGGTTCAGAACCGCACCCTCCGTAACGGCAAGGAAGCTCAATTCATCCACACCGGTCGCATTTCGGCTGGTTACCACACTCCTGGCACCGCCATCCTCGGTTCGGGTGATCCTCGTGTGGCTGAGACCACCATCGCAATGGACGACCTGCTGGTTGCCTCTGCGTTCGTTTATGACCTGAACGAGACCCTGGCCCAGTATGACATCCGCGGTCCTATCGCTCGTCAGATCGGTCAGAGCCTGGCTGAGTTCTATGATCGTCGGATCTTCCGCGTTCTGGATCGTGCTTCGGGACTGTCTGCTGCTGTGACCGGCGAGCCTGGTGGTTTCCGTGTGAACCTGGGTGCCAACAAGGAGTATGATGCTCAGGCCCTCGTGGACGGTTTCTTTGAAGCCGCTGCCCGCCTGGACGAGATCGCTGCTCCTAAGGATGGTCGTGTGGCCGTTCTGAGCCCCCGTCAGTACTACGCCCTGATCAGCCAGGTTGACACCAACATCCTGAACCGTGAGTACGGCAACACCCAGGGTAACCTGAACAGCGGCGAAGGTCTCTATGAGATCGCCGGCATCAAGATCTACAAGTCGAACAACATTCCGTTCCTCGGCAAGTATGGCTCGCCCAGCGGTGCCAACATTGATGCTGCTGCCGTTACCGGTGAGAACAACAACTACGGCATTGCTACCGACTTCACCAATGCCTGCGGCCTGATCTTCCATCGTGATGCTGCTGGTGTGGTTGAAGCCATCGGTCCTTCGGTTCAGACCACTGGTGCTGATACCAAGGTCATCTACCAGGGTGATGTGATCGTGGGCCGTCTGGCCTATGGTGCTGGCCCTGTCCGGGTGTCCTGTGCCGGTGCTTTCCGCAACGTTAACTGATAACTCCTAATTCGTAGAAAATTAGGAACAAGTTAGGAGGTTCTGGAAATGTCCGGGGCCTCCTTTTTTTATTATTATCTTTAGTCGTCCCTGACTCTCGTCCAATGACATTCGCAACCACGCAGCTTGAAGCTGTTAATCAAATGCTGACTGGCATCGGACAGGCTCCGGTGACTTCACTCGACACGTTCAATCCAGAGGTGGCCACGGCACTTAGCATCCTGGATGATGCCAACCGCTCTGTTCAAGGAGAAGGGTGGAACTTCAACACCGAATACAAGTACCCCTTCGTGTCTGATGCAAGCGGCATCATTGCTGTTCCGACAAACGTTCTTCAGATTGCGGACAACAAGATTGCTAACGTACAGAAATACCAGACCGTATTGCGGAATGGCCAGCTCTACGACAAGATTAAACACACCTTTACCTTTCCGGTCAACACCACGATCTATTGTGATGTGATCTGGGCCTTTGACTTTGAAGATCTTCCACAGGTGTTCAAGGACTACATCGTGATCAAGGCGACCCGCATCTTCTATGATCGAGTGGCTGGGGACATCGATGCTGTGAAGTTCCGGATCTTTGAATCAGATGAAGGCATGGCTCGTGCCAACTGTCTGTCCTACGATACCCAGACCTCCGAAGCCAACGTGTTTGGTATTGAAACAGGACAGAACTACTACATCTCCTACACTCCTTACCGGGCACTGGCACGCTGATGGCTACTATTTCTCAGAAAATTCCCAACCTGATTGGTGGGGTATCTCAGCAAGCAGATGCGTTTAAGTTGGCTGGTCAGCTAAGATCCTGTACCAACTACTTTCCAGACCCAGCCTTTGGTCTGATTAAGCGTCCTGGCTTGAAGGCCATTGGAGGACTGAGTGGAGCTGGAAGCGGGGCGGCGTGGTTCTTTGCCACCAGAGATGATCAAGAACGCTACATCATCCAGTTTGCTTCCAACGGTGTGCCAAAGATCTGGGATGCTGATTCTGGGGTAGCCAAGACCATCAACACTCCAGCAGCATCGGCAACCACCTACGCAACCTATACCAGCCCAACCGACCTGGAACTGCTCCAGATCAACG